AAAGCCCCTGTGACCTATTACCCTTACTCACATTACAGCGCTTGCAGCTAGCAACCATCCCATCTAAATCCATAGGATCACCGCCTCGACTAATTGGGATTACGTGGTCTGCCTGGGTAGCATCATCACCGCAATAAAAGCATATCCAGCCATCACGGTTGAGCACCTGTAACCTGCGCTTGCGATAGTCCCTAAGGTTGCGTGGATCGCCCTTAACTGCAGCCATTAGTAATGCCCTACTCTCTTATGTCTAGCCAATGCAACACAGCTACTACCATAACGTTTAGTAATGTACTTAAGACCTAACTCTATCTGCCTATATGGGTTAGTAGTACGCATCTTAAGTAACTGAGGTATGCCATAGGCGCTGCTCTTAGGGTTATCAGCCTTAGGGTTCCAATGTGACTCACGATCCCACAGCTCGACCAGGCACCTGTACTGCTTATCGCTGCCTACCATTAAATGAGCATAAATTTTGTAAGCCTCAATCGATGGGTTATATGCACTTGCCTGTTGTGTGTTAATAATTAGTAATGCGCTTATTATTAAGCATAGCTTGGCTACTAGATGGTTACGCTTGCTTGGCCTACGCCTTTCAGGGCCAGCAGCGCCTAACCAGCGTACCGCAGGTGTCAATAGATAACGGTATAAGTGCTGCTCAGCGCGGTGTGGCGCTTTGTCCCCAACCCCTGTGGATAACTTCTGTGGATAACTCACAGCATCACCCAGGGTATGCGTTTATTAGCTATCTCGCAGTAATTAGCGCTTATCTCGCTGCCTATGTAATGCCTTTTATTGAGTATTGCCATTTTGGCTGTAGTGCCACTACCCATAAATGGATCGTAAATTAAATCACCCTCATTACTCCAGGTGCGTATATGGTCTTGGGCTAACTCCTCAGGGTAGGGCGCTGGGTGGCCTGTACTATTTTGCGAGGTGATATAACGCCATATATTAGGCCTTACGCCATACTCACGCACGTGATTAGTCATATTGCCTGAGTAATCCTTAAACCCAGCCCACTTATTAGGCTTATCTACTATTAAATTAGCTTGAGGTTTACCTTTACTAAATATAAACATATACTCAAATATCTGTGTGTATCGGTTAGAGTCAGGCTTAGCTGAATAGGTGCTGCTATTCTTTTCATAAATCATCGTATCGTGCAAGTTAGCACCCAAACTCATAAAGTGTAGAGCTTGCTTAAAACTGGTGCCGCTTTCGCTGCCTTCTTTTGTAGCATCTCCTACCACCCACACAATAACACCGCCTGGCTTAATTACTCTGTATAACTCTGCAGCTATAGCCTCAAAGTCAAAGCTATAACCCTCATAGTTGCGTAAATCATCATAAGGTGGTGAGGTCAATACTAAATCTATACAGCCATTAGCCATAGCAGCCATAGTAATTAGACAGTTTTCATTATGGATAGTGTCTACGCTAAGCTCCATAAACTACCCTCATCTCATAGCCGCAGCATTGAGGCGGTATGGGCCGTGCCTCGGCCCTGTAGCTAATATTGCAGGCTATACACTCATACAGGCACATCGGTAGCCTCTAACAGGCACACGCCCATAATCCCGCATAGGTTGCACTCCAACACTTTTACATTAGGCGGCAAGTTATCGGTCACTATGCGCTCTACCTGGTTAGTTACTTTCTTACACTTTCTGCACTCAAAGCGTATGTACTCACTCATAGCTGCACGGCCTGGCCTACAGGCAATAGTGCTACCGTTTTATCTACTAACTCTTGATCCTGGCACTTTGACTCTGAAGGCAGTTTTTTAGTCACCCACTTAACTGTAATTTTACGCAAGTTAAAGGCATAGATGCCCTTAGGCGTAGCATTGACATAAAAGGGTGTAAAGCCTAAGCGCTCGGCCTGTTGCACAAGGGCCTCGTATTTATCCTTCTCTATAATTAAATCCTGATAATGCTTATGCCTGCACTTTAGCTCTATATGTAGCCTGTATAGGGTGCTAGTGCAATCGTGGTACTCGTAAGGATGCTCGCTCTTGACTAAATCCTCCAAGTAGCGCCCTTTTATGTAGTTAAACAGCTCTTGCTCGGTGTCCATTATCGGCACTCTTTACAAAACCATATAAAATTATTAGCAGGATCGCTTTTCTGATAGCCAAACTTATCTAACTGTGTAATGCGAGCGCACTTATCACAGGTCTCTACCTTATACTCTGCGATAACCTCGCCATCATCTAAGAGCTTAGCTGTCATAGCGTTTAAGTTAATTATCTCGCTGTATCGGCTCATAGCTGCGGCTTAAAAGAGCCATCGCTTGCCATTACATACCACTCAGGATCGCATTGATTAGCACGGCTCTTTTCTGTGCAGCCATAGTTGTACCAAGCCCGACCGTTCTTTTCACCTGTGCGCCACACTCTAGCCCCGTGATTACAATGAGGTACACCTGGGGCCGTTACTGCCCCCATCGAGGTAGCTAGGGTATTTACAGCCTCTGCTAGTGTAGGTATAGCTGTTGCTGCAGGGTTAGTGGCCCAAAAATCCTGGCTATCGGGCATAGGCTTTAGCGCCTCTACCTTCTGCATATCCTCACGGCTTGGGCGCTCGGCGCTAGGTGTGAGTAGCTTAATTGCCCTGGCTATTGCGCTAGTTTCTACATCTTCTACCATCCAGCGCTTCATATTGGCAGGGTAAAAGTTTACATTACCGTAGGCGTGGCCTCTGGCGCTAGGTTGATGATCTTCATACTCGCGGTACACCTCAACCTTAAATAGCACCCAACCTGCAGTTAAGTCAATATGTACAATAATAGGCATAATGCGCCCTGTTGGATGCTCAACCCAAAAGCGTTTAATAGTGTCATTGGCTAGCTCGTAGTTATCTAGAAACCCGCTCATTTTTTACCCCCGCAGGCACGGGCTAAGCGTTCGCTTTTCCAGCACTCAGCACATAAAACTAAATACTCACATGAGTAACCCTGGTTTAATATGTCAAAATCTTTTTTACAGTCGTCGCAGGTTATTATCATTTTGTGCCTACCGAGCTGCGGCCTATGTTGCGGCCCTTCATATAGCCAGCGGTGTAGCCCTCTTGCTTACCTTGCTTAAAGCCTATAGTCCACATCATTACAGCCCATAAAATAAGCCCTATAAAACATAACACTATAAACGATCCATCTATCATCATACTTAGCCCCTAACATCGGGCCGATTAGGCTACCTATTCCGAGTTAGCCCCTCGGCGTTGTAAGAATAGTATGAACCCTAGGTATGACATTTAGCAACGCGACACGCTAGCGAGATAGTTTAGCCTCTATAAGTAGCTCGTAAATCCTGTCCACCTTAACCTCAATACGATCTACACGGCCCCGCAGGTTATGGCCCCCGTTATTATCGGGTAGCAACTCAGCCAGTATGGCCTTTACCAGGTAGCGCAGAGCTGCATAGAGCGCAGACAGGATAGCCATAACCCCCAAGATTAAAGCTATCCACGCCTGCGCCTCCACTTATTTAGAGCCTATGCCGTATTGCTTCTCACCTGGCTGTAGTGCCTTGATTAGTGGCCCGAGTAGGCCAGCTATAAAAGCATTAGCTAGCGTTTTAGGGTCTGTAATGCCTGAAAGGTACAGCGCACCCACGCACGATATAGCTGCGCGTAGGTAAGACAGGCCAGCGGCCTTTAGTTGCTCTTTCATTTACTCGCTCTTTTCTAGCCCTAGTTGAGTTATTAGCGCTGCCACCTTGACTGCGTTAATGCTTATCTCGTAGTGCATCTCATCCTTACGGCCCTTGTAATCCCCGCCCCAGGTTAAGCCATACTTTTTAGTTAGCGCTCTGAGCATCGGTATCTTGCCTGGCTCAAAGGTTTGTTTACCTAATGGATAACGGCTCGCATTTAGATCGATGGCCGTGCCGCTTGCGTGGTTGGATAATTTATCGCTAGTATTCCTAACCATCCTGTAGCAAAATCCCCAGTCGTCATTAGCCCCTACATCTAACTCCTCTATTAAATTATGGTACTCAGCGGCAAAGCCTAGTAAAAGAGGGGCTACCTTCTCGGCGCATCGCAGTTTAATGAGTGTGCCAGGTACGGGATAGGACTTTATGCCTATCTCTGCCTGCTCCTTAGATGCAGGCCAGCCGTTATAGCTTGTCAGCATTTAGGCATTTGTATAAGTAACGCTAACCTCGCCGCCGTTAGCCATAAGGTTATAGCCCCTCTTCCTC